GGTTGGAACCGACCCACAATCTTCCAGGAAGAGTCCATTTCTGATAAAGATTTGGTCCCTACTCAAAACTAAACAAGGTGTCTTCAACCATTCGGTCATAACCCTCCTTGCCCATGCCTTTAGCCCTCTTAAGCTATATTCAGCCAGAAAGAATACTACATTTGCAAATATAATATTGTTACGCATTGTTTATAATATATCATTATTTGACTAGATTGTCAAGCGTGGAATAATCCACATATGATAAATTATCAACCCCTTTCCACTCTTCAATAGTCTGGTTTACACCGTCATTGGCGTCCACACCTAATCTATTGACTTTATAAAATTTTATGCTAGGATTACGTGTAAATAACGTTTTCCATTGCTTAATCCAGTTAGCTGCTGGTGTCGGGTGGTGGTCAGCTGCGACATAATGTTCAGTACCTTTGTATAAGTTATTTACCTTTTTTGTTGTCGATCTCAAATCATGTCCAATCAGATAAACCTCATTTGGTGATTCAACTTTTACTGCGACATTACCTGACATAGAACCAGCTGCCCAACCCTCGTCTTTTTCAAATAAATCTGTTAAACTTTGTGACTTGTCATTCTCTTGTATCCAAGATATGTAAACACTTGTATGGTTTACCTGTTTCATAAAAGATGTCTTATCAGTTCTTAGTATTCTTGCCATACCATTTAAAGATGAACCATTCATCACAAATTCTGTAGCATTGTTTTTATCATTCTCTTTATGTAAATTAAATTCTTTGATAGCTTTTCTATCTTCTTCATTCATAGATGAATATAATAATGTATCGTACATATGAGAAGGACATTTTGTCCAGTTTCTAAAATAACATGGTATCTTTTGACCGATACCTGCGTGGTATATTTCGTGCATTATACCATTGTCAACTGATATTAAACTATCAGGTAAAAAATCTCTGTATATGGCATTGCAACCATATATCTTGCCGTGTGGTCTCAATCTTTCTAAATCAAAACCTTTTCTACTTTCACCGTTACCTATACAAAAAACTCTTTTCATTCTATCTTTCTTACTTTGCCTTGACATTCTCATGCCAATGTTTAATAATTCCTCATGTTTAGGCCACTCTTCATCAAAGTATTTTACCATAACTTAAATTTTTCAAGTTTTTCTAATATCTTTTTGATTGGCTCATAGACAGACCATATCTCTCTAATATGATTGTCCATTTTTTTATTTAACTTATCTAATTTTTTTTCTATTCTATCTAATTGTTCTTTACTCATATCCATTGCATAGCAACAAACCAACCATATAGATTAATTAAACAAAAGTAACCTACTAACAATGTTGGCCATGCCAATTTTCTTCTTATGTGTGCATATACAGCTGTTAAACTACCAACAAAATAACCTGGATAGATGTATCTCATATCTGGATCCACCGCTGTAATAGCTAATGTTAAACTTGCACCTACTATAAAAAAGAAACTAACTTGTTCATAGTAAAATGCTATCTTATCAGAACGATAAGATGACACAAAAAATTCTCTTATTGCTTTCATACAAATATATCTTTCATAATCATTTTACATTCGGTATCATTCATTGATACAAAATTCTTTAATTTAGCGATCTTAAATGAGAGATCAGGCCAAATAATTTTTTCTTTAATACTAATATCCCATGCCTTACCAAACGATAAGATTGAGTTAAAAATAACGGCGGTCTGGATGTGAATTTTCCTTTGAATAAGTAACTGTAAAAATCTTGGATGTTGTCCATCACCAGAGCGAAAAACATCATCAAACCTAAGATTATTACTCCCAAGGTAATTATTGAGTAATACACAATCGTTTCTAAAAAGATAATTATTACTTTCTTTATACTTTCTCCATTTGGTATAAGCTTCAGCACCTTCATTTTCTAATAAATTTCCTATCCATTTTTTACTATCTGATACAAAATTACTGACAAAGAAATAAACAATATCGTTTTGATTATATCTTGTTGATAGTTTATGAAAAAAGTATCTATCATTTCGTTTTGTAAATGTATCCAGTTTGACATTTATTTTACCCTCATATTTGTGAAAATCATATGACTTACTTGTGAAGTGTAATTTAACTGCCAAGTACGTCTTATAAACTTCAAATCCACCATACATTATAATTTATACTCAAAGTTTTGTGTTTCACCACTTATATGTATCTGTTTAGCACCATTCTTTATATGAAAGTGTGTTGCCATTGTTGTTAATGGTGATAAAGTAACTAATCTTTTATAATCTTTCTCTATGACCCATTCTCTTAGTTTACTTATAATTTCTCTACCTGCACCTCTTTTACGTGACCATACAGTATATGCAACCACAATCTCACCTGATCCGTTTGAGTTAGCTGCCTGACTCATATAGTCCATTTCTCTAACTGTATTAGGTATCTCTGGACATAATGCAACACAAACAATCGCCTCAATCTCATCATCATATTTTAGACCAAATATCTTACGACCATGTGTTATTCTAAAACCTAAAGTTAGTTCAGGTCTTACTGGATCCTCTGATACATCTATATCATCTAGTTCAACTAAATCTGTACCTTTGACCCATTTAAAAAAATCTTGTACGTTATCTTTAAACTTTTTCATACATTAAAAACTTATCCAATCTCTATCTTGTCTTATTTCATAATCTTCATAATCTGCTATAGGTATACTTAGTGATAATCTTTTTTGATTAGCTGAGTATTGATGATAATGATGTTTAGGAATATACACTAAATCACCTGGTTTCATAACATGATTAATAGCAGGTTTACTATCTTGTATTTCTTTTAATCTTTGTTTACCCTCTACACAATCAACATCTCTGTATTTATGGTCATCATCATTTAATTCAGTATTCCAAACTTTAATTGTACTTTCGCCCTCACATTGTATAATAAAGTTATGGTTGTTATCAAAGTGTACACCAAAACCATTATCAATATTATGTGTGTTAAAAAATACTTGTGCGTCAGCTGGTGCTTTCCATATATCTTCTATATCTTTTACACATTCATTTATCATCTTTGATAATCTACTGCAATCTTTTATAAAGACAGTTTTATCTTTTAATATTTTTCTAATTGTGCTAGGTGGTACTGCTTGATTATAAGTAGACCATGCTGTGAGAGGCCAATGTAATGGTTCAGTTCTATTTACTATATTCAATCTCTCTGTATTTACAAAGGGTGTTAAATTAATAATTAGTTCTAAGTCTGCCCAATCCAATGGTATGTGATCTTTACATATTTCTGGCATGACATAGGGTGTTCTTAAATCCCTAGCATTTTCAATTAGTAAGTGAGGTATCATATAGGTAATTTACCACCAGCTTTTTGTTTTAATAGATTTAAATTCATTGCTTCTATTTTTATTTTTTCTTTTAATGCTTTAGATGTAAGAGAACCAATTGTAGAAGGATCAATTTCATTCATTTCGCAATAATGTAACATGGCATCCAAATAACTAATGCCTCTTTTTTCTTTTTTTATCTTCTCTATCTCTAAAGAAAATTCTTTACTGTTCACGTAAGTACCTCCAACTAATAGGAAAATGATCTTTACAATGCCCGCTTATGTGTTGTGTGACCATTCTTGTTTCTTGTTGCGAATCTTCTTTACCTCTTAAATTACATACACGAGCAAATGCATATAAAGTACCTGACCAATACCATTCGGTCATCATGTTTTGAGGTAGAACCATTCTTGCCATTTCAGGAGCTATATCCTTTTCAATCATATTATTATACAATTCTTTTGATTGTTTAATAAAATCAGTAATATCATATTCAACTTCATCTGTACCAGAACCTTGTTTTTTATTCTCTGCCTTATTACGCCAAATAAATGGTATATAAAACTCTGGATCATTGTCAACATATCTTCTACTAACTTCGTTCCAAACTAATCCTACTTGATGTTTAACTAATTGTCTTGCAACAAATATAGGTGCTTTGACTCTAAACTGTAATTGAGCATGAGCAAAGGGAGACCAATGTTCATGTTCAGCCAAATACTTAATTAGCTTTTCGTCTTTCTCTTCTAATTGGGATTGGTTTTTTGCAAACGAAACTCTAGCTGCATTTACAACGGATAGATCACTACCCATTTTGTCAATTATTTCAACATTCATATTATTAATATATCAGATTACGTTAATATTGTCAATGGTCCGTTCTGTTACTAGGTGGACCAAACCCTAAGCAGTTATTAAGCTGCTAATGCAAAGTTATTATTGTTTGCGTTTAATTAGCATGAAAGGTTGCCACCTATCAATCTCTTACAATTTTCTCAGCACCTGTCGAACCTACACACCCCCCAAAACTACATAAATTGTCTGTGTTAATCTCTATGTAGTTTTGGTGGAGGTGGAGGGAATTGCACCCTCGTCCAGTTTACCTACCGTAATTGTCGTCAACGACTAATTCTTATGTACCAATTCCTGGTCTTCTTATATCAAAGCTTCTATACAACATACAAGTTTCATCACCAACTGGAGAAGTAATAGCAGTTATTGATTGCGTTATTTTTTTATTTAAAAAATATGTAACTAGATAAACAATCTTACCATCTTCTTCAGCGTTCTCTTTACCAACAGACATGCTTTCTAATAGAAAGTCATTATCGGTCAAATATTTTTGTACTTCTAATGTTGTACCACAAATTACTGGAATATTCATCCATCTAAAATTATATTTTTCATTGTTCCAATCATTCTCTGCTTTTACAGGAAATGATGATACTAATACAATAAAAGTTAGTAAAAATATCAATAAAAGGTTTTGTTTTAAAAATTTCATGGTTTCTCCTAAGAGACCATTATGACACAGCTTGGTCTTTTGTCTTCTCTTCGAAATATTTATAAAAATCTTTTATGGACTGTTCTAATTTTTCTACGTAATCTTTTTTGTCTTTGACAAAAGATCGCATTGAACCATCTTCGGAAGCAATAAGGACAACAATTTGATCTATGGGTTTACCGAATAGCTCTTCATACATTATAGCATAAGCTGTAGTCTGCATAAAGTAGTTTTCTATCCAACTTTCTTGTCTTTCTTTGTTTGCTGTTTTGAAATCTATAACAGATAGTTTACCATTATATTCTGCAATACAATCAACCTGACCTGCAAGTGTCAATTTTTTAGAATACATTATAGTTTCTAAACAATGTATATTGTTAATTTGATCTACATAAGGTTTCAATAGTCTGAATAGACCTAATGGTAAAACTGATCTTTCACTAGGTGTTTCGCCTTTAATATATTCTTCTACTAATTTATGTGTAGCAGTACCACGTCTTGCAGCTCTGCCCATTTCCCAATTAGCAACATCATGTCCAATACTATCACGCCATTTTTGGAGGCCTTCGGTTTTTGTTCTACCTAATACTGTCGTTACGGAAGGGAAGTTTTGACCGTCAATAGAATAAAATCTATGACCATCTACATTTTTGCCTTTTGTTTGAGGCAGTTTACTTTTATCTATATCTACAAATTTAAAACTCATATTCTAATCCTTTATATTTAATACTTCATTATACCATAATTAGAGTAGATTGTCAAGTCTTATATGTGGTCGTAAAGAATACTACCACCATTTTGATCTGGATCCCACGTCATAGGGTGCGTCCACGAAGCTAGAGAGTACTTAGTACCACTTATTAAAGGTTTTGCTACATGTGGATGTGTTACCTGACTAGGCCACATGAAAGACCACCCTACTGGTAAGTCTTTATTATTCCAATTTTGTCTTGGAAACTCTAAATCACAACCCTCAAAATCATTATTTAATTTTACATTCATTGTAATTTTAGAGGTGTCGTTATGTAATTCTACATCTTGTCCTTTTTGTGAATACTTTATAATCATAGGTGAAAACCAACCTGAAATACCTGTTACTGCAAAATTCTTTTCTATCAACGGACAAAGATGTTGTTTATAATGTTTTGCAAATTCTTCAAATAGAATTGGTGATATGTAAGAAAAGAATAAAGTATTCCAAGGTGAGGTTTTACCTGTAGGTTTTGTGTAAGTTATAGACTCACTAAACTTGTTTGTATAATAATCACACATCTTAACCAAATCATTACAAAACTCTTCGGTGTAAAATGGTGTGATTATTATATCGTTAATAACTTCAAATGTTTTACCACATTCGGGGTGGATTGCATTTTCATAATTTATTGTTAAGTTCATATAGACCTATAATCTAACATGTGATTAGCAAGAGAATCACTATCAGTACGATTTTTCTCTCGCTTCAACTTTCACTTAGGGTCGTAAGCTTCGTACTTAGTTTTTTTGTTCTCGTCTTTGTAGGCTCTTAGAATTTGTTTTCTATTGTTTTCTGTGTT